CATTTGGCGACACGCCAGCTGTTGGGGTAGCGTTGCCAGAGAAGCTTCCATCCTTCAATGCTTCTTGAATTGTTTCAAGTGCAAGAATTCCTTCAGCAGTCTCGCACATGCGCTCGATTGCTGGCAAGGCATTTTCTGGAAAAAACTTGTTTGCAAAGTTAGACGCAGCTTCAATGCGAGCATTTGCATTGTCCCCAAGCTTTGCTGTCTCTGCTTCTAAGTCTGGCTCGCTTCCCATCACAGCTTGAGCATACATTTCAATCCCCTGCTCAAACTCTTCTTGGCTGTATCCATTCTCAAAAGAATGCTCAGACCACCAGCGCAATAGATCATTATCTACCGCCGCAGATTCATCAATAGAATCTGGTAGCTGATAATCATTTGCTGTTTCTGGACGATCTGCAAACGCTTGACCTTGAATTTCTTCAAGGACTGCATTGCGAATATCTTCCTCTTTTGCCCCCAGCTTAGACTCCAAAGCCTTGTAAGCATTAGCCAAGTCTTCAGGAGTTTTGTATTTTTCAGGCAACCATTCAGGTCGCTCCGTTGGTTGAGTTGCCTCTACATCGGCTTCCGTAACAAAATCACGCCCATCTTCTTGCGCTATTGCTACTGCTTCTTCTGTCTCGCTCATTTCTTACTCCTATGTCCATGGGCTATACGCTGCTCAATAAGGCCAACGATATACCGCTGGCCTTCTAAGTGACGCAATTCTTCTGTCGTCACATTAGGGCCGTTTACCATTTCAATAGTAATCGACCTTAAATAGCGTAAGACTTCTTTGCCTGTCGGCGACTCAAAGATTTCTGCTACATTCCGACTGATTTCAGAATCTCTGTCAGAGTTTCGCTGGTATCCATCGACACCAATATTAACCTTGTTCTGTTGCAAGCATTCCACCTTGCTGTTGCTGCGCCATTTGCTGCGCCATTGCAGCTATTTGTTTACGCTGATTTTCATCACGAATCAAGCTTTCTGGCACACCAAACTTTTTAGCAAGGTGAATTGCTGTTTGTTCACCGTCAATTAATAGCTGCAACATCTCAGGTCCAAACGTGCCGCCAACCAATTCCAAGAAACGAGCAACAGTAGAAATGTCTTGGTTTGCTTGTGCTTGAGCCAATGGCGATACAGGACGGATACGAACCTCGCGTCCATTCAGCGTCGGGACTTCTATACGGCCTTGCTTTTTAAGGATGTATATAACTCGTTGAAGAACAGGTTGAACAAGCTCTGCTTGAAGACGACCAAACGCAGAACCCATTCGACGAGAAAGATCCGCCATGCGTTCCGCAACTTCTGTTGCGGTGGCAGGGGTTTTATCAGGGTTTCCAAGCATGTCGTTGTAAAGCGCTCGTTTAATATTAAGTCGCATGTCGCTAAGAACAAGTTGCGCAACATCAAAACGGCCAGCCGCTTGTATAGGTTGAAGGCCCGTACTACCCATAGCCTTCGGAATGATTGAGCCGGGGACAAGCTGTATCGTGTCAGGGTTGATAACACCGTCATCCTCCATCTGATAAATGCCTGAGATAGACATCTGAGCATTTTCAAGAATCAATTCGATGGTTAGGTTTGTGGTCTTGATAGCAGATAGTGCATTCATCAAAGGACCACGGCCATAAATCTCACCAGCACACTTAGACCAGCGGAAACAAATAAATGGATTAGAGCCTAATCCCTTAAGCTCCTTCTGATACAGCACTGTTTCCGTCGTCAAACAGATAGCATAGTGATAGTAAGCATCTTCATTCTTCTTAGAATAGTCACGGCAAACAACTTCCAAGACAGTTGTATCTCGCTCTTTGCCCATCATGTTCATAACGCGAGCATCGAATGTTGCGTTTGGATACATCAGTGGAAGATGGTCAAACTTAACCTTCTTGCGCTCACGGAACACATGGTCAATTCTATCGTCGGGGCCAGTATCGAGAACGACATGGGGGAGTGGAATTGCTGAGAATATCACTGGATTTACTGCATCTCCCTCTTCGACGCACAAAATACCAGTCCCGACAGCCAAGTCCATGAATGACTCATGCACCTCTTGGCTAAAGTTAGAGTTGTTTAAGACTTCAAAAACATACTCAGTAACTTCATCTAACTCATTATCAACTTGCTCGCGTTGATCTGGCGGCACTTCACTGCCAGACATAAAGTCAGCCCAGCGTGTAAAGTTAGGAACCAATCCAGATTGCAAGCGAGATGCAAACTCCTGAACACCTACGACAGCAGTTTCATCAAATATCTTTTCATCACGACGCTGGCCAGATTCTTCATAGTAGAAAGATTCTCGTTGAGGCAACGCATACTCATAGCATTCCTCAAACAAAGGCACCCAGTTTTCTCGTAGGGCCTTTGCTTTAGAATACTTCTCTATGTATTTTTTAGCGACCATTAGCCAAACCTACCTAGGAATCCACCACCACTTCGTGACTTGAACAATGAACGCTGTCCAAGGCCAGAACGTCTAGCAATACCAGCCACGCCAGTAGTACCTTTTAGCCTGTCTTCAATGGAAGACTGAATGTCTTCTTTCTTTTGCTCTGCCATTTTTTCAGCTTCTTCACGCTTTGCTTCGTCTGCTTCAAGACGCTGATCTACAGAAGTCTGCTTCTCTTCTTCCGACGGTCCACCGCCACCACCAAAACACATGGGCTATCTCCTTTGTTTTCTATTCCTACTCATAGAGTAAGCATTAATTCAACGCACAAAACGCTACCGCGACCAGACACTCTGCCTTCTTGCTTGCTTCGGTTTTCTAGCAAACACATCAAAGTTTCTTTTTGCCACAGTAACCTGTGCTGGCTTTTGACTATTCATCAAGGCACGACCCTCGCCAGCACCCAAGAATAAATACTGAGCCGCATCGTGAACGTGTGAGAACATATTCTTATCAGGTTTGTCAGCGTATCTTTCGCCGCTAACCTCCATGCGCTTATACTGATAGCCACCCTCAAACCCTTTAATAAGTTGTGGGCAGCGTCGATCGATTAAAAGTGCTGGCTTCCCCTCGACCATCTTCGTGAGCTGGGAGGACACAGATTCAAGCCGTAGGTCAACAGAGTTGGAGGGCGCGGGGAAAGCCCTCAAGCCAGCACCGCGCAGAATGTGAAAGGGAGTAGATTCATCAGTCTGCGCTCTAAAGTCACCAGCAGGGTCTCCGTAAATAATTACCTCTCCCGCTGCATTAAATCGTGTAGCCAGTTCGTTCCTTAAGACTTCGGCAAATCTTACAATGCCCATATCAATAGCAACAATTTCAGATTGGATTAGCCATCTACCTCTAACCTTTTGACCAAGAACAGCAGCAGGGGTAAGGCCAAAGTCAACGCCAACATATACTGGCACACCAGCCGCTACTGGAATTTCCTCTTTGGCAATGTGAACATCAGGTGCGAACATTGGATACACTGGCTTACCATCTTGGATGTGACCTAGCCTGTTCATTACATACACATCAATCCAACTTTTAGTCTTACCACGAATAAGATTTGGATAATAAGACTTCATCATGTTCTTCTGATTCTCAGCTCCAACGTTAGGAACGTAATCCTCTAACTCGCCTTCCTCATTCTTAACCTCAGTCATACCTGCTGGCTGTGTAAAGAAGCGCCAGTTGTCAGGAGTCACCAACATCTTCGCTTGCTCTCTGGGAATGTGATCTGGAATCGGAACATCACCAGCCATAATAGGCCACCAATGGTCTTCTTCTGGCGCATTGGTATCGGCTATTACACCCGTCCAGCTAGGTCCACCATCCCTCATGCTAGGAAAACGACCCACACGCATAGTACAAGCATCAATAATTGACTTTGGTATCTCTCGCGCCTCGTTAATCCAGATGCCCGTTAGTTCCAACGAAAGAAGTTTCTTAACGTCTTCAGGCCGATCAAGGGCAAGGAAGATAACCTCAAGGTCAATGTCTCCCTTTTTGATGTGGTGGGTGTATGGGACTGACCAGATAAACTTTCCCCAGTCTGCTTCTGGGAACCAGTCAAGCCATGTCTTAATAGTTGTAGTTCGTAACTGTGGGTTTGTGTTTCGTATAATAGCCCATCGAGACTTTCTAATTCCATCTGGGCCTTTTTTCTGCTGTAACGCTCGTCTGAATACCTCAACACAACACCCCACTGACTTACCGCTACCAACTGGACCGCGGATACCACGGAAGAAAGTGTCGTCCTTCATAAAGGCTTTCAACACTTCCCCGTCAGGCTTATACTTAAACGTTGTCAACGCAACCCCTTATCAACCCCAAACCGAATCATACGCTCAGCAACCTCTGGTCCAATACTCTCAATAAGTTTGTCACACTCATGGTCAGACACGCCAACATGACTCGGGCCAA